CTTTTACTGTAGTTGCTTTATCAAATGCACCTAATACTTTAACTTTTTCGTTTTCTGTTAAGCTTTTTGCTTTAAAAATTTTATTTGTGTACAACAATTTAGCATTTAACAGGTTAACTTCATTTAATTCAGAACGAAGAGTAGCAATCGTAGAATGCGCTTCTTCTAACTCTTTGTTATTCTTTTCTTTGTAGACTTCAGCTATTGAATTATCTTCTTTAATTTCTTCTTCAGATTCTTCTTTAGCTTCTTCGGTAACTTCTTCAGTTGTAACTTCTTCTAGTTCAATTTCTTCAGTTTCTTCAGTTTCCATATCTACATCAACACCATCGGTATCAACTTCAATATCTTCTTCTTCTGATTCTTCAGCATTTTCACCAGCTTCTAATTCACCTGATGCAACCATGTCTGCAATAACATCTTCGATAAATCCTTTAAGGTCTTCATCAGT